CGCCCCACACCAATCTCAGGTATTTCAGGCACCTATCAGAACGGTGATTTAGGAATTTCAATTGCCGGACCCGTAGCTGATGGCAGCTCAGGCATCACCTCATCAATCTGACCAGGAACCATGTCGGTTACTAGCTTGGTCAGCTCTAGCTTTAGCTCGCTCATGTAATACTTCGTCAGCGATGGGATGCGCGTGTAAAGCAGCAACGATCCAACAACCATCGATGCTGACATTACGAATCCAAGAGTCGCAAACAGATTGAAAACTTTTTGCATGGTTAGGTGCCAAAGAAAAACCTCCCCTGCTGTGTGAGACCAGGGAAGGTTGCAGTGTCTGCTCTGTTAAAGATTAGCTCAGAAAGCCCACTTCACGCCAAGCTTAGTTCCAACAGAAGGATCATCTTCTGCAGTGATGAAGCTCAGCTCGCCATAAATACCGACGTTCTCAGCAACTTGAACGTTTCCGCCCACTTTGCCGGACAGTTCAAACTCAGAATCGCCACCATCAGGAGCAACCAAGGCTGGGCCGCCCTGCAAGTAGTAACCGTAAACGCCGTCTGAACCTTCAAAACCAACGTGGAAATCTGTTACAGATCCGGCGTAATCACCGCCCGAATAACCACCGTTATTCTCCACGTTGACATAAGGGCCTGCCAAGGCAGCTGAACCAGCGAGAACACCAGAAACAGCTAGTGCGAATGCTTTGATCATTTTTGGAAGGGGTTGAATTTCCTTGAGCCAGATTAGCTGGCCCGGTCAATGGACAGTTTTGAATCTGTTCCTTAGTTCTCATCCGTTCCAGGGAACGTTGAGTAATGACGCTTATGCAATCCGGTATAAAGACCGCGCTGAGGATGATCACTTTTGTCGCGGCCTTCAAGCTTATAAAGCATGTCTAGCCAGACAACCCGATTGTTCATCGCCTCAGTATCTTCTGCCCCTGGCTTGCAGGGAATCATTGGGTCAGGTCTTTGCATTAGGAAGGCTCCTCAGGCCATGCAGTTGCAATATTAGGGTTTGCAACCGTTTCCATCACAGGCTGACCCGCAATAGGATTGGCCACTTCATTGGCGTCATCGTCAACAATCGTTTCAGGCTCAACAACCCCATTGCCATCGGCATCTGTTTTCTGGCGCGTAATGGTTGCCGATCCAAACAACAGCTCTTTCAACTCATCAACAGTTGTGCAAGCGTCAATTTCGGCTTGGCGCGTATTGCATGACGTGCGAATCGCTGCACGATACGTTTGCCATGCGGTTGGATATGCAGTTTTTGCAGCAGCAAAACTGCTGTTGACTTCTAGTTCTTTGACAACGCGCCAATCAGAAGGTGCAAGCAATGACGCAGCAATCTGGTTTTGCGTTGCTTTCCACTGTGCCTTCAGACCAGTTGCGGTGTTGCCGTCTTCATCGGTAACGTCATCCAACTGCTTTGGGTTATCGACGCCCCAATAAAAACGCTGATCCCAAGTCGCAGCATCAGCGCCCCAGGTCACACCAATTGCGTCACGATCTGCAGTGCTGCTTAAACGAAGCCAATTGGCTGGATATTGTGTGCCATTATCTGCGGTCCATGGTCGATCCATGGGTAACGCACGACTGCCGATGTAATAGCCCATGAGGATGCAGGTGATGAACGAAGTTTAACGAGCAAGCCCGCCATTGCTGGCGAACGGGTTTTCAGCGAAGGCGACGTAGATGTAGTTGTTGCCGCCTGTGTTCTGCTCACCAGATGTTCCACGAATTTTAAAACCATTAGACAAAAGGTCTTTATCTCGCGCTGCGGCCCCGCTTGTTTCTTCGTCTGCAGTATTTGGTTGAAGCCTATTTGTCGCTAGGTTGTGAGGATCTCTAACCGCATCATAGATAGTCCAAGTTTCATTACTTGTTGAAGCATTTTTCACCATTAACCACGCAACTTTAAACCCGGTAAACACAAACGGACCATCTGCAGAACCATTGCCGACGTATAAGCCCATTGCTGAATGCCCTTCGACAGGTGCGAAGCAATAAGTAATCATTTTGTCGCCGTTTGTGTGATTTACGGCTGTACCTGTGTCACCAACAGAGAACACACTCGAAGTTGGAAGCGCATTCCACCACGTGGAACTTCCGCCGCTGTAATCAGCAACAGCGGCAGCGGAGTTTAAATACAAAACTTTTTGCGTTGTAGTCGTTACACTTTTATGGAACACAGTCCAGTTAGTTGCTCGATCACGATTTTTAAAAATCATGAACTCTGGAGTTGCATTTAAACCATGCCCAATGGTTTGATTTGTACTACCATTACACGTCCAGCTAACAATCGAGCAGCCAGCACTTGGGTTGGCCATCACCCGGCTTGCAATTGTGCCGTCTAAATTAGTTGCTCCGCCTGTATCGCTTGTATTGACCTGGAAGCCCATTCCAGAATGATTCGTGCAATACGCATATAACGTTGGTGCGCTTGCTGCGATCACAATCTGTGTATAAGCCCCAGCACTGCCTGGTGTGCCAACAGTCGTTACACCTGTTGTGTATTCCGATCCGCCGCCATGGGTTCCATCGCTAGTGGTAGAGAACCGCAAAGGATGACCACTGTTTGTGGCAGCTGATTGATCAAACTTATATGTACTGCCTTCCGCAAGAGTTAGCGTTGGTTGTAAAGCGCCATCGGCGTAATACTTGTTCCCAGAACCAGGGTTTGCAACTGTAATTGCATAGGTTTTATCGCTATTAGCTCCGGCGTCCCACGCCCAGTTTACATACGTTCGTCCTGATGTATTCATCGAGGAGTCTGAACCAATGTTATATCCATCAGAATTAAACTGAGTTAAGCCACTGTTAGAACCTTCGGCGCTAGTGCTGTTTGACTTTAATTCATTAGTGGCGCCGCGAACAGTATCAAATAAATAGTGGTCGGTCGTGTGACTTCTTGACTTTGCCCAAACAAAATCTGGCGAAAAGTTGAACCCAGAAATAGTTTGTGTTGAGCTATTTCCTGAAACCAGCTTTGTATCAAAATACTGACTGCCATCCGCAATCGTTGGGGTCGGTAAGTTCGCGGTGTTTAAAGACTTGTAGCCGCTTGGTGCGGTATGCGCGAAGGCACGAGAGCCTGTGTTTAAAATAGCACTATCTCCGCTTGTTTTGAGGTGAAGCCAAGGAAACACAGTTTTGCCACTTAAAGAAGAGAAGGCTGTACCTTGACTTGTACCGTTTTTGTAAAATACCAGAGTCCCTGCATCCATATCTAGTGCAACGCCAATAACATCGCCGTTGGCAAACGTTGCGCCATAACTTGACCCTGAGCCACCAAGGCCATCGCCAAACTTGTTTCCATTGTCTGAATAATATGTCCAACTTTCAGTAGGAGAACCGTAAATTTCAGAAAAGCTTGCAGCATTTGCAGCCACTCCATACTGTGATTCAGATGCGGTGCTATTTTTTGTAACTTCCCAGTACCATTTACCACTAGAAATACCAAACGTGCCACGTACGCCAGAGTCAGACCAAGTAGTAGTTGATTTAGTATATTCTAAGTTGCCATTAGACAATACAACGTTGCTGCCTTTATCAATAGAATTCAACGTCGCATAATTACCAACAACCTCACCGCCCGCACCAGTATCAACCTGTGTGCCGTTGGTTGGGGAGTCGAGAAGGGAGTCGATGTTATAGGCAAGTGGATCACTGATACCAGCATCAACCAAGAGGAGGCCGTCAACTTCAATGGCAATCAAATACGGCCCAGTGTTTACTGAAGTTTCAACCTGAACGTTTTTAAGAACACCTATTGTAGAAGAATTATACGTTGTACTTGTATATACTTGTGTGCTAGCAGTAATAGACTGTTGATTAGATTCCCCGGCATTGACTGTTAAAGTGCCGCCGTTTTTCCAATAATATACTTTTACATAACTATTGACGGTCAAACCGCTACTCGGGAAAGTATATCTATAAAAAGTATTACTACCAGCAAAAGCGTAGTTTCCGCCAGCCGCTGATGTTACTGATCCACCACTAAACACTCCAGTATAATTTGAAAGACCGTCAGGCCAAGCAGAGCCTGTAATTGTCCCAGCGGTACTCCACGTCTGACTCTGATTAAAAGCTCTTCCAACACTTAAGTTATTAACAGTCCACGTATTGTTGTTTGAACTTGTGTCCGTACCCAGCGCAGCGTTTGAACTGTTGTCCGCAAAGTCAAGGTGGTAACCATTTGTTCCATACGTCCCAGCGTATTCAATTGGCTGCCACACACCATTGGTGGGATCAGGAGCACCAAAATCTGTTGCTGCTAATGCTTGACCGTCAATGAAATGTACGTCGGCTAGGTAGCCGTTAAAGTATGTGGCATCGTTATACCCTCTGCCTATAGTTTGAAGATAAGTGCCATTAATCCAGGATTCAATATTTTGCCCTGGATACGTGCCAGTTAAGTCTTGTAGTGTACCATTTAGATAAAGTTTAAATCTATTTGTGCTAGTGGCCTGTGTAGTGTCAAAAGCTACATGCAAATGATACCAAGCACTTGGATCTCTCAGAAGTGCTACTGTATATAATTCACCATTAGTAGTTTGTTGAAAATAAACACGTATTTTCCCACCACTTTCAAATTTTATGACATCATAAGCGCTGCCATTTTTTGCTGCAAACACGTCTCCGTCGGCGCTCATATTGCCAAGTTTTACCCAACCACTCCAAGTCCACGTCTTCCGATTGCCTGCAGAACTTGGGGTTCTATTTAAGTACGCACTGTCACCTGAGTTAAACCTAAGCGAACGTTCGATCTCGTAGCCACCTCCTTGTCCAGAGGCACCAGCAAGAATATTAGAACCAATAACGCTCATGAGTAATTAGCGGTGAAGACACAATGAATTGATGTCGCGCTACGCACCACATAATCGATACGATCCACAGCAGCTGCAGCTGTACTCAATGTTGGTGCGGCGCCACCAGCAAAGTCAAGCTGCGATCCATACGTCAAAAGACGGCTACCCGTTGCATCCTGCACGATAAAAATTGATCCGCTTTGACCAGCCGTCAGATTTGATGGATTAGCAAGCTCACAAGAACCTGTATTGGCCAAGGTCAATTGGAAATTATTAGCCGTTGCAAAGTCCAATGTCTTCGTCGTATCGCCAGCAGCAACCGCAATCGCGGAAATAGCCCCACGTTGTGCTGCCGTAAAGGTTTGCGCTGCTGTTAACGTTGCCGCTCCAGTCAACTGGGTGCTGACTAGCGACCCGCCTTCTTTTACATACAGCTTGTCTTGGTCTGTTGCATAACAAATCTCGCCTTCATTTATATCGGCAACACTGCTGTTCAAATTGGCGTAGGTGCCGCGTGCAATCCTGACGGCTGTCCTGTTTGTAGGTGTTGGCATTAGTCGAACGAGCCTCCATCAATGGTACTGGAAGTTGAGACTGCTGACCCGCCTGTAGCAAAATTGCCACCGTCAACAACTACAACGCCAGAAGCGTCAACCCAGCTGATTGCACCTGACGCTCCACCACTTGTTAAAACTTGACCGCTTGTGCCGTAATTCGCTCCAGCAATGCCAATTTGCCCAGCAGGTCCGACACGAAGACGCTCTACGTTCTCAGTCGTGACAACAAAACGGCCATCGCTGCCAGTATCTATAACTTCGGCTTTGCTATCGCCCTCTGAAATTAAATCGCTAGAAAAGCTGTAAGCGAGCGAACTCCAAGCACTGGAACCATTGCCAACTTTCCACTTGCCAGTGTCTGACTCATAGCCCAATTCACCAAGCAATAGCGTTGGATTTGCGCTGACCCAGCCTGCAGCGGTATCCCGCCGCTGCTGCATTTGTACCTTAATCTCAGTTGCAGACATGGATCGACCTACTGACCGTTTATCAACAGTGTAGCCACAGACGCGCTTGATCCATTCAAAATAAACGGGGCCGTTCCATTAAAAACATACTTGTCAAAAGCCTCTTCCGCAGGCAAGGTTGCCGAGCCTCCATCCAAAATAAATTTGAGAAGAACGCCTTCAATGGCACGTATAGAAACAGTGACGTTATACCGCTGAAAACCGATATGCTCTTCAGTTGGCGTCGTTGTATATCGGTAAATACTTGCTGCATCAGTAACTTCAATACCACCAAAAACTCCTGATGGAACGGAAAATTCTCCCGCCGTACCACTGTTGTCTAAATAATGATTACGCAGTAGCTGAATTGAAGCTTGGTCAAGCCCTTCATACTTAAGGCTAAAAGTTTGGCCGTTAACGTAATCTGTATGCCTGAAACGTATTGGACCAACCCCGAAAATAGAATATTCACTAACTTGAGGCGTACCAAAGTCGAGACTGATCGAGTTCGGAGCCAGGCTGGGAAAAAGACTCATTTTAAATACTATATGGAGCTACCAATTGCAGCTCTACAGATACTCTAACTACACCTGGGTCGTAAGCGACCGTAGGAGTTTTAGCATAAATCCACTGATACCCCGAAGGGAACGTTAAATCAGAGTCTTGCAAGACAGAGCTAGGGAGGTCAAATGGTTGAAAGCGATTTTGAATCGCATAGTGCGAAAATATCTGCTTCTGCTGGCTTGTGGAACCGCTCGTAAACGTAAACCGTAATCGATAATCAACAGCAGCATTGTTTCTTCGCACAGTTGTTTCTACGCCGGATAGCGTAGTAGACCTCAAAACTGCATACGAACCAGGCGTATAAGTTCGGGATTGAGGAGCAAGAGAAGGAAAGTCAGCCATTGTTTAAACCGTTCCAGAACATGTACCCCCGGCACAACTGGGTGCGTAGAGCGACTGGGGTTCGAGGCTTGTACTAAGTGTCCATTTATAGTTTCTAGCTCCCTCTTCATTGGCGGCTTCTCCCTTGACCCCGGTACTCGTAATTTGCTTATTACCATTACAGGCTGGGTCTATCTCAAACCAAGCACGGCTATACCATTTCCCACTGTTTAACAAGTAAAACACCTCTGTATGCACTATTGATACAGCAGTCTTTGAAATGCTATACAAAGTGTCTCCAGGGTAGAAGAATGGCGCGGGGTTGCCATTGCCATCTATAAAACCTAACACCGCTGTTCCACCACTCACTTGGATACAACCAGAGACTCCGTCAACTCCCAATGGAATCTGTTCAGATGTAGTGCAGGCAGAATAGCCTCCAGGCGCAGAAGGATCAGGACAACACCCAACACCATAAACTGACTTTCCAAAAGACGCTGCAGTTTGACCGACAATAAATGTTTCTGCAACTCCAGAACTGACAAGCTCGCTAATGCCTGTCGCTGTATCAATCAAGTACCACTCAATACGCGCATTCGGGCAACCTGGATTGAATGATATTACATCGCCATACAGAGCAGGATTGCCAACATACCCGGTATTCGTAGGACGTGTCAGCGTGGTATTAGCAGGAGAAGTTTGACTGTCAATTGGGTCAGCTGGATTAGAGAAACCACCCGGATATGGTGAATCTTGGCTTCCATCAGAAATGTTGTTCTGTGTATCACCGGGCGAAGGAGGATTGGCTGGCGATGAAGTCGTCGTTCCCACAGTTGCCGTGGATGTTGAACTATTAGTATCGCAGTCATGCGTGCTGCGTCCAACATTGATTACGTTACCCGCTCCAACGGCTCCATTAACAACTTGAGCAACAATACTGCGGCCTTGGCTATCTATCGGGAAGTGTGTTAGATCGTATTTAATAAAGCTGCCAAAAGTTTTTTCAATCCGAGCAATTTCATACACTTTATCGTGATATTGAATCTCTCCTTCAGAAGTTTCGCGCTGTAATCGGACGCGAACGATATCGCCCACCTCAAGCGTACTGTTATAGTTTCTTTCGCGCACTTTTATTCGCAGATGGTGCGTAACGTGTTTACGGGTAGCAAGCTTATATGTTGCAGCCTTGATCGCATGATTCTCCGTCACGCAATACCCGCTTAAGTCCATCGAAACAAATGGGCCAGACGTTGCTTCGCCCTGATAACGAACTTCTATCGTTCGCACTAAGCCGAAATCAGCCTCAGGCTGCTGACGCCATTGAGCGACGATGCAAACAGGTTCTCGATCTTCCAGGCTAACAAAATCAATCTCAAACCCACCACTTAGAATATGATCTTCAGTAAAAGTAAATTCTGGAGTAATCGCAGTTGTTTTTATCGTATAGTCTGTGTTATACGGCAAGCGTGGTTTCAACCCAAACTTGCCATTAGTGTTGGTCAAGCGTAGCAAAAAATTATAAGATGTTTTTTGCAGCCAGTCAGATAAGTTTTGACTTTTCGCTAACACGCCATTGAACAATAAATCATTCGTATGGGTAAAGTTTGCAGCAATGGCAAAGGATGCGTCATCGATCAGGTCACTCGGAAGCCTCCCACTTTGCAGCATTAGATATTTTGCCAAATCTGCAAAATTATCAGAAGAGCCTGACGTATTATCAACTATCCTTGTGACTTGAAGACCATCCCGAATGAAGGCGCTTATCTGCTTGTTCCAGTCAGAGCTGCCAGTAAGAGTTATTTCAAAACTTAAAGTTGTAAGCCCGCTATAACTGCCAGACGTTCCACAAAACGTGGGCATTTTATGTTCTATATAGGTTTTAATGAAGTCAATAAAGCCTCCAGCAGCGCTGCTAGTGATTCGACCGTAAGTGCTATTTTCTAGTTTGTACCATTCGTTTAATGTTGGAGAGCTAGGCAATACATAAAATCCGCTTGAGTCAGGCTCAACATGGTGATCTATGTAGTCGTCTATCGTATTCCCGGGCGTCCAGCTGCCAGCACGCGCACTATATGCTTGGTTATAGGTTCCACGGCGGCAGTTGCCGTAGAAAATATCTCTAATCTGTATTGGGCCAATTTGACCGTCACTTACGACAAGCAATAGCTTTATATAAGTCTCTTCATCTACAGCGACGCTGGTCCAAACGCCATTGGTTTTAATTTTTTGGATGTTTTGATCGTTGGAAAAGTTACCTTCACTCATCTTTGGAGCAATCATCGCTCCACCTGTCTGCACAGAATTAATTGCCCTGCGGCGGCAAAATACAATAGGAATTGGCTCTCCTGTCTTTATAACGGCTTGAGGGCCTGCTACATCTGGGTTACCTTCTGCCGCTTCCGCTCGCAACTCAGATACGGACAAGCCGGTTTGCGCTGATAACAGAAATAAAGGCTCAGTAAATTCGAGAGTCATATTTGAATAGGAACCCCTACGAGTGAGTTGGTCGCGGTGCGTGGCGGGATTTGCGCCCCAATAGGCGCAAGCGCTGATCCAAGGTCTACTCTAAGCGCAGTAAAGGAACCACTCATCCGAGATACATAACCTAAAAAATTCGCAATTAAAGTTTGTCCTGATTGAGGGCCGTCAATCCCTAGGCGAGTGTCAAACTCATATACGCTCAATTCACACAGATACTTCAGCTTTGAAGCGTCTTGGAATGCGTTGACAGCTAAAGAAGTTGCAGGAAATTTTACTTGGACTGACTGCCCACCTAGCGCAGAAGTTTCTGAAATGCCATCACAAGCAAAAGGGAAAAAGTTGTATGTCTTAGAAGACAGCGTAACGCTCGTGTTTACATAAAAATTCTGCCATAGCTGGTAGTCTGCGCCCCCTGGAGCGTAAACCCTTAAATACTGAGCCTGACCCCTAAAACTCATTATGAGATCCCCTGGAATTGACGTGAGCCATAACTACGACCACCACGCGCAAGAGATTCCGTCAATTCTCGCATCCCTTGCTCAAACTGACCAATTGTCAGATATGTCTGATTATCTTGCTGCATCACAGGTCCAGTCTGAATGTTGATTGGGCCGGTGTAACCACCCTCGGCATAGCGAGGGATCGCACCCGCTCCACGAGCCCCCATCAGATAGTTAGTTGCGAATGCAGCTGCTTTCCTTTCTGGAACGACGTACTCAGGGCCTTTTTCCCCGATCATTGCAATCTGCGCTCCACTAACGTGGCCTCCATTTCCGTAGTACCCCATCCCCTTATTCAGGGCGTCAACAAGGTCCGCAGGGTTTCTGTAACCCCCGACAGGGGCTCTTGATAAAACTTTCTTCTTGACTTCATCGCTGATAGGCCCTGCCGTTGACATAGTTTGAGTCGTACGCCCCGCTGGACCCAAAGTGGTTGCCTTGCTCACCGCAGCAGAAACACTTCCAGCCGAGCTTGATCCAGACCTTGTAGCAGAGGCTGCAGCTTTTGCGTCTCTTGCTATCGCTGCT